CTATCCTCAGAAAGTTCAGGAAACCTCTTTAAAAGAGTTTTAATACCACATCCTCTGATGCCTGGTATGTTATCTGATTTATCACCATCCAATGTTCTATATAATAAAAGATTTTCAGGCCAAATACCATACTCATCAAATACCATCTGTCTATTGTATAATTTCTTTTTAGTTGGTGAGAATACCTTTACTTTATCAGAAACCAATTGAAGAAAATCTTTATCAGTTGAAACAATAACAACTTCATTACCTAAATCTGATTCATTATGTTTAGTTAAATATGCGATTGTATCATCTGCTTCAATACCATCATAAATCATTGTTGATACTGGAAGATAATCTAATATATCATTTAACCAAACAAATTGTTGTTTCATAGATAATCTCTCCTCTTCCTCATCCATCATACCTTGATATTGACGGTTTACTCTAAATCGGTTCTTTTCTCTACCAGCTTTATATCCTTCGTGGATTTTCTTTCTGGATTTGGAACCATCTTTACCATCAAAAGTTACAATACATCGGGTTGGATTGAATTCTCTAATTTGGTATCCAATAGATTTGAGGGAGCCAATCACCCCACCCGTATGGTCACCATCCTCATTCATTGTGGGGTTGGTTGTCCAACTTCGGATGAAGGTGTTTAGTCCATCAATAATTAAAACCCTACTATTCCTTTCTCGAAGATGATTAGTCTTATGTTCCTCACTCACTTCGTTGAGGATATCTTTGTAGAGTCCTTTCATTATGTAGTTGTTGTTGTATAAGTGATACCTTCACCACCAAAATATTCTTCAATGGTTTCTAATCTATCATTTGCATCTACCAACATTTGTAATGCTGATTCTGCATTTTCATAGAAATCACCAGTTGAGTGGTCTCCAATTCCAGCAGGATGCTTTTCCAACAACTCCAAAGTAAGGAGTGCTTTCGCTCTATCTGCTTGCGCAGATGCTTTTAACATTTCTTTTAATTTACTCATAACTTATTATTTTTTTTAATCTTCTACCACTTCAGCACCTTCAGTATCTAACTTATGTGCTTCGATATCTTTTGAATCTGATTTGTATTGTAAGATAGTTGCTTCACAAATCTTTTTATAGATTTGTTCTTTAACATCTTCTCTATCTTCCATCAAATCAATAAAATCCTTAGATTGGAACTTTATTTCTTCTCCAGTATCCGTATCAATGTAAGTGTACCAAGCACCAGCTTGCTTCAACAACTTATTTTCTTTCATTACTCCTAACCAAGAACCGAAGTTATCGATTCCTCTATCAAAGAATATTTCGAAATCAGCTGCTCGAAGAGGTGGTCCCATTCGGTTTTTGATAACCTGACATCTTACTTTCATACCAATGGTTTTATCTTTACCATTTACCTTTTGTTTGATTTGTCCCATATTCTTCAAACGAAGTCTAACTGATGCATGGAATGCAAGAGCTTTTCCTCCAGAAGTAGTCCAAGGGTCACCAAACATAGCATTCATCTTTTGTCTTAATTGATTAGTGAATACTAAGGTAATTTTTTGCCTACCAATTAGATTGGTAATCTTTCTCATCGCTTTTGAGATAATAATAGCTTTATCAGTAGCATATCCATCTTTGCCATAATCAGCTGCTAACTCATTCTTAGTTGAAGCTGCTGCAACTGAATCTACTACGATTGTAACTAATTTATCCTTTTGTGTGGTTCTTACTTTTTCAATGATTGTTTCGGTAAATTCGAAAATTTGTTCTACTGAATCAGCTGATACATAAAGTAGCTTTGCTACATCTACACCAATTGCTTCTAAGAATTCTCTACTTACCGCAGTTTCAGTATCGATTAGAACCGCAACACCACCTTGCTTTTGTGTTTCAGCAAGGAGGTGTGCAGATACTAATGATTTTCCACTTTGTTCTAAACCAGTTACTTCAGTAATCCTTCCAACAGGAAGTCCACCATAAGGGCGATTCGAAATGGCAACATCCAACATAGCACATCCAGTTGATATCCATCCATCCACATTTGTGGGTGCATCATCCTCTCCTAAGAAGAAGGCAACCTTCTGGTCTTTGTTTGTTTTGTTTAGCTCGGAAGCTAGTTCCGCTGCTAAGTCCATTTCTTTTTTTGCCATTTATTATATATTATCCGTTAAACAAATCATCAAATGCTGATGCAACATCATCCATTTTCTTTTTCTCTTCAGTACTTACCGCGTTTGAAGGTGCTGCAGCTGGTGCTGCTTTAGCTTCAGTTTTCGGTGCTGATGGAGTTGCTAGAGTTTGTTGTGAAACACTCTCTTCAGCTTCTTCAGCTGTTGGGTTTAACCAACCTTCTAATACTGATTTCAACTCATCGTAAGATAATTCTGAATAGATATCAGTAATGTTACTTTGAGTTTCCATAAAGTTTTGATTTGCCGTTGCATCTTCCCCTAATGGAGTTACATTAGGTTTAACACGGATAGTAGTTACAGGATAAGAAGTTCCTGCATCTTCAGCTGATGTATATTCGATAGTAATATCTCTACCATTAGTAGGGTCGGTAATATCTCCATAATCAGGATCAGCGATGTAACCTAAGATTTCTTGGTAAACAGTCTTTCCGAATCCCCAAAACTTAACTCCTTCTGATTCCTCTCCTCTTACAAGTACAGGTACAAAAGTTCTTAATTTCGGTTCCATCTTCTTAGCTGCTTTCCAATCTTCTTTATCACCCATTCTTTTCAACTTTTCAGCGAACTCAACGATAGGGTCCGGTCTTCCAAAAGAAGAAGGAGACAAATACGTTTTGTTGTTGATGTTGTAATGGAAGAATAATTCAATAAAAGGATTCTCAGGAGAGAATTTGTAAGGAACGATTCTCACTTGGTGTTTACCAGGTGTGGGTTTCCATAGGTTAGATGTTCTGTTTGAAGTGTTTTGTAGTTTGTTCAGTCTACCTCTGATTGCGCTTAAATCCAGTGCCATAATTTTTAAATTTTAAAGGTTTATTATTTATTATTTAGGTTTTATTTTGGTGTCTTTCCTACACCTTATATAAATATCAAAAAACCCAATTTTAAGAGGGTCTATCTCCATTTATTTATACAAATATACGAAAAGTTTTTAACAATTCCAAATGTTTTTTGATTTTTTTTTGAAACGCTGATTTTTCTCATTTGTTGATACAAATATAAGAAATTATTTTGAGATTACCAAATTTATTTTGGATTTTTTGCAAAATCTTTTGTCCATTTGATAAAATCAGTATGTGGAAAGTGTTGTTTACTATCAAATGTATACTGTTTTACCATATGTTTATAAATTTGTTCAGATGATTTTTCAAAATTATGAGTATGTAAGGATTTATCTAATACCTCTTTACTAATTAAATCATTACCTGCCAATATCCAATTAAACACACCCCAACCAGCTGAACCATTGTAATGTGGAAAATCATTAGCGTTTGGAACTCTCCATTTACACACTTCTAAAATACTCTCAACTAATGGGTCTCTTTTCAAGTCATTGTGTACATATTTCCAAAATGGTGTATCATTTCGTTTTGTGATATAGTGAATTTGAATCAACGCTCTAAATTCATCTAACATCATATTGAAGTGTTCGTTATTTGCTTTGATGTTTGATTCTCTCATCATATCTTCTTTATAAGGAGATAAGTGATGTTGTGTTAATTCTACTAACTGAATAATTGATGAATGTATTGATGTTGCTTCTAATGGTTCTAAGAAGGAAGATGATAATCCTATTGAAAGTACATTCTTTTTCCAAACTTCTTTCAACCTACCACTATCGAACTTTATATTTCTAAGTGGTTCAATCTTTCTACCAGTTATTTCTTGCATTTCTTTTAGGGCTTGTTCCTCAGATACAAACTTATCAGAATAACAATATCCACATCCTAATCTTTCTTGTGTTGGTATTTGCCACATCCAACCATTTGGCATTGCCCATGCGGTTGTTACATTTGGAATTTGTTCATTTTCTTCATATTGATGTGTATAAACTAATGCTGAATTAATTGGAAGGTATTCTGAGTATGAAACCCACTCTGCACCTACTGCATTACTTAGTACTCTATTGAATCCAGTACAATCAATCCAAAAATCAGATTCTATTTCAGTTCCATCTTTTAAAATTACCTTTTGTAATTCACCATTTTTAGGATTTAGATTTGTATTAGTTATTGTACCTGTTTGAAGTTTGATTCCATTTTCTAATGCAATCTTTTTGAACCATTCACCAACTTTATGTGCATCAAAGTGATACGCATATCCAGTTTCGTAATTATCACTACTTTCGGCTTTTAAAAATGGTGTTAGATTTTTTTCCCAAAGATATTTGTTAGGACTAGATTCTGCAGCTACTCCATATTTTGAACAAAGGGTAAAATCTCTATCCAATGGCCATAATGAAGTTTGTGTTCCAGATAACGATTCAAAGAATCTATCACCTACCCCATTCCAATCAATACAATCAATTCCTAATTTAAATGTAGTATTACAATTTTCAAAAAACTCCTTTTCTCCAAATCCATCGAATTCAGTTAAAGTAGATAAAAGTATTTTTTGAAGTACTCCGGTTGAACCTTCACCAGCTCCTATAATTGGAATATCATCACTCTCTATAAGAGTAATATCGTAAGCTGGAATATCTCTGTGTAAATTTTGTTTGGCTAGGAATAATGCTGATAACCAACCAGCAGTTCCTCCACCCGCTATAACTATTTTCATTTATTAACTATTTATTATGTAACTTTTTAATTCTGTTTTCTTTTCTTCCCAAGGGATTCACTAAT